TTCCTGCCAGTAGATGGACAGGTTATCCAGACGGGTGATCAGCAGCGCATTCGGCGGGAAGAACGGCGCACGCACGGCCTGCAGGCCACCCATGCGTTTCTGACTGATGATCATATCGGCAGCCAGTTTTTCACTGTTTTCCTGCTCTTTGTTGACCAGCGGGAAATACTTGTCAGACAGCAGTTCACGACCGCAAATCACCACCAGATCGTCATCGTCCTGATAGACCACGTCGATAAGCTCATTAACGGCATCCATCACCACGGCGTCCAGGTTGGCATATTCGCCACCTTTCCCGACTTTCACCGCACCCGGTGTGGTTTCACCGCCCGTGGTGGTGCTGCCCATGACGTGATCCGGTGCATCCTCACGGATTTTCTGCAGCCAGCCTTTATTCACATCCTGCAGTAACGGGTTTTCGCTACGGTTGGAGGTTTTCGCACGCTTCACGCCGTTAAAGCCAATCATGATGCGGTCCAGTGCCTGACGTTTCACGATGGCGTCACGGATACGCACCTGAAAATCCTGAAACTTCGCCCACAGGTCCAGCTTCGCGTAGGTCAGTACCGTGTCAAAGTTGGTCTGCTCGCATTTATATTCCACATCGACCATCAGCGTCGGATCGACAGGTTCACGCTCTTTCGCGGTGGTATCAGTGGTTCCGGCAATGGTGCTGCCAACTCCCAACCCCAGCAGCTGACCGGACTGCTCAGTCACTGGCGTGACGTTAATCAGCGTCAGGAAAGCGGCGGACTGCTGGATCTGGTCTTCCAATGTCTGCTGCACGGACGGCTCTACGGTGAACTTGCTGGACAGTTCTTCAACTGCCACACCGTTCAGACGCGCCAGTTGCTGCAGGTAAGCGTTAAAAGCAAAGCGGGTATTCTTCTTCATCAGGTTTTGTGCTCCATCAGCAATTGGTCAGAGTGTCAGCGGGGGCGTTACCGCCTGTTGCACGCTGGCGGTAGTCCTGGCGGCTGTCTTCTTGGCTCAGCTTGTCCACCAGTTCGTTAAAGGCGGTCTGCTGTGCCTGCAGGGCAGTCTCCAGCTCAGACAGGCGTTCTTCCTGCTCAGACAGGGATTTTTCGGTGCGCGCACTCAGGTTCTGCTGCTCAGTGGCGACCAGTTCCACGGCCTTATGCACATCAGAGAACCGGGCGTCATCGGACTGCTCTTTTTTGGTGAACAGCGCCGTGACACGGGCAAACAGGGACGGTTTGTCATCCTGGATTTCTTCCAGTTCGATCACCGTTTCCTCTGCAGCGGTAAAAAGATTGGCGGGATTCTGCTTGCGGTTTGCCAGCGGGTTATGGGCTGCACTGGCGCTGAATGTCAGCATTTCAGTGCCCAGACTGGCAGGGTCATCAGTGGCAGCCAGGCCGACCAGGTAGGCTTTGCCCGTATCAGCAAACTTCGGGCTGACTTCCATAGAGGTGAATAATTTCTGGCCTTTTTTCACCAGTTCCACCAGTGATTCCGTTGGCTCAACGTCGGCATACAGCGCCATCTTGCCTGCCAGCGGACCTTCCGTGATTTCTTCAGCAAACAGCGCCGTCACCTTGCCGTAGCGGTTAAAGGTGCTGTCCGGCAGATAAGACTTGATGTGCTCAAGGTTAATCAGCGCGGTGTACATCGTCGGGTTGTAGCTGGCTGCCATCTGTTCCAGCCATTCACGCTGGATTTCGCGTCCGTCGGTGGTGGCACCTTCCACCCCGATGCGAAAACGCTTTGCTTTCACTGTCATGAGCTGTGCTCCGTTAGAAAAAACTTACTGGAGCCTTATGGTTGCGGTGATGGTGGCAGTGAAACAATGCGCGGTATTTGTACCGACAACCACACAAACCGCAGGCGGGGAAAGCCTTCATTCAAGGTTGTAGGTTTGTGCCATGAACACCACACTGACACCCGCAGATCTCGATCCCCGTCGGCAGGCCATGCTGCTGTACTTTCAGGGATACCGCGTAGCCCGCATTGCTGAAATGCTGGGCGAGAAAGTTGCAACCGTTCACAGCTGGAAAAAACGCGACAAGTGGGGTGACTATGGGCCGCTGGATCAGATGCAGCTCACCACCGCCGCACGCTATTGCCAGCTCATTATGAAGGAGCACAAAGAAGGGAAAGATTTCAAAGAAATTGACCTGCTGGCACGCCAGTCGGAGCGCCACGCGCGGATCGGCAAGTTTAACAATGGCGGCAACGAAGCCGACTTAAACCCTAACGTCGCCAACCGCAACAAAGGGCCGCGCCGTCAGCCGGAAAAGAATGTTTTCACCGATGAACAGATTGAGAAGCTGGAAGAAATCTTCCATTCCTCCATGTTCAACTACCAGCGCCACTGGTGGGAAGCTGGAAAAACCAACCGCATCCGTAATCTGCTGAAGTCACGCCAGATCGGCGCGACCTTTTACTTTGCCCGTGAAGCCCTGATTGACGCCCTGCTTACCGGACGTAACCAGATTTTCCTTTCTGCCAGTAAGGCACAGGCTCACGTCTTTAAGCAATACATCATCGACTTCGCCAAAGAAGTCGAGGTGGAGCTGAAAGGCGATCCGATGGTGCTTCCTAACGGGGCCACGCTTTACTTCCTCGGCACCAATGCCCGCACTGCCCAGAGTTATCACGGCAACCTGTATCTGGATGAATATTTCTGGATACCGAAATTCCAGGAGCTGCGCAAAGTGGCTTCCGGTATGGCTATTCACAAAAAATGGCGACAAACCTATTTTTCCACGCCATCCAGCCTGACACACAGTGCTTATCCGTTCTGGTCTGGTGCGCTGTTCAACCGTGGGCGCAACAAAGCCGATAAGGTGGACATCGACCTGTCCCACAGCAATCTGGCCCCCGGCCTGCTGTGCGCAGACGGGCAATACCGCCAGATAGTCACCGTGGAAGATGCGGTGCGCGGCGGCTGTAACCTGTTCGACCTTGACCAGTTGCGCATGGAGTACAGCCCGGACGAATACCAGAACCTGCTGATGTGCGAGTTCGTGGACGATCTCGCGTCCGTGTTCCCGCTCAGCGAGCTGCAGGCGTGCATGGTGGACAGCTGGGAAGTCTGGACCGACTTTCATGCACTGGCTCTGCGCCCCTTTGGCTGGCGCGAAGTGTGGATCGGTTATGACCCGGCAAAAGGTACGCAAAACGGCGACAGCGCCGGATGCGTAGTGGTGGCACCGCCAGCCGTGCCGGGCGGTAAGTTCCGCATTCTTGAGCGTCACCAGTGGCGCGGGATGGACTTCCGCGCCCAGGCTGACGCCATCAAAAAACTGACCGAACAGTACAACGTGACATACATCGGCATCGACTCAACTGGCGTCGGCCACGGGGTTTACGAGAACGTGAAAGCATTCTTTCCTGCCGTCCGGGAGTTTGTCTACAACCCCAACGTTAAAAACGCCCTGGTACTCAAGGCCTACGACATTATCAGTCACCGCCGCCTAGAATTTGACGCCGGACACACCGACATTGCGCAGTCATTCATGGCAATCCGTCGCGCCACCACCGCCAGCGGCAACCGCCCGACCTATGAAGCCAGCCGCAGCGAAGAAGCCAGCCATGCCGATCTGGCTTGGGCAACAATGCACGCACTCTTTAACGAACCGCTGCAGGGCGAGTCCGCCAATACCAGCAATATTGTGGAGATTTTTTGATGGGAAAGAGTAAGAAGAACCGCGCTGCGGCGACGAAACAGAGCCAGCTTAAAAGCCAGACTACAGCCGAAGCATTCAGCTTCGGTGATCCCATTCCAGTACTTGACCGCCGCGAACTGCTGGACTATGTGGAATGCGTACAGACAGATCGCTGGTATGAGCCTCCTGTCAGCTTTGACGGACTGGCGCGCACCTTCCGCGCTGCTGTGCATCACAGTTCCCCGATTGCAGTAAAGTGCAACATTCTGACCAGTACCTACATCCCTCACCCGCTGCTCAGCCAGCAGGCTTTTTCACGTTTTGTGCAGGACTATCTGGTATTTGGTAACGCCTACCTGGAGAAACGCACGAACCGCTTCGGTGAAGTTATCGCCCTTGAACCGGCCCTGGCAAAATACACCCGACGCGGGTTAGACCTAGAAACCTACTGGTTTGTGCAATACGGTATGACAACACAGCCGTATCAGTTCACGAAAGGCAGCATCTTTCATCTGATGGAACCGGACATTAACCAGGAGATCTACGGCCTGCCCGGCTATCTTTCTGCCATTCCGTCAGCCCTGCTCAATGAGTCCGCCACGCTGTTCCGCCGTAAGTATTACATCAACGGCAGCCATGCAGGCTTCATCATGTACATGACCGACGCCGCGCAGAATCAGGAGGATGTGAACAATCTCCGCAACGCGATGAAAAGCGCCAAAGGTCCAGGCAACTTCCGCAACCTGTTTATGTACTCGCCTAACGGCAAAAAGGACGGCCTTCAGATCATCCCTTTGTCAGAAGTTGCGGCGAAGGATGAGTTTCTGAATATCAAAAATGTCAGCCGCGATGACATGATGGCAGCACATCGCGTTCCGCCACAGATGATGGGGATTATGCCAAATAATGTTGGGGGTTTTGGGGATGTGGAGAAGGCTAGTCTTGTATTTGTTCGCAATGAATTGATGCCACTACAGAAGCGACTACATGAACTAAACGAATGGGTGGGTGCAGAAGTAATACGTTTTGATGACTATGTTTTAGGTGTTCAGGAATAAAAGAAAAGGCGCTAATCTCAGCGCCTTTTATCTAACTAACCATATATTAACAAACGGCGTATAAACCATCAAATCCAACGGAATGAACCTTTTTTGATGCTACTTCATTACTACGGCGTTGGATCACTTTTGCAATACTTTTTAAAATTGAAGGGGGTGCATTGCGAACCTTAACTTGACTCAAAACTTTGGTTACACCGAATTTCACTACCAAAACACCAAAGATTTCATCAGAGTATGATTCTGAAATTGAATAAACACCGCTCAAATCTAAATCTACGGTATACCCTTCTTTAATGAACCCTTCAATCTTGTGTCGTTGGGGGATAGCCTGATTGCGCGAAGCCAGGTCACCCTCGGGTAACTTGTATGCGATTTTGTTCATTACTCTCCTCCTAACGCCCGCATTATTTCCATAAGCTGAGGGTCATTTTCTTCGCTATCTTTATCGACTGCCAGTTCATGAATCTTAAAACGGCAAGAAATTGCTACACCCGGCCATTCAGTACGTAATTCAGTATAGCTCACTTCATCACCTATTGCTTCTAAGCATACATTTCCTGAAGCCAGTTGCAATTCCCCATTATATGTTTTTATCAATTTCATCAAGTGATACAACCCAAGCCCTTGATGATTATTATCTTTTTCTTTGACCGAAACCCCGTGGCCAAACACACTACCCCCAATAAAGTCCTGGGGAAGCTGCTGTGCCCAATCATCCTGCAAATCAGCATGCTTAGATGAATGTCCCTCTTGAATACACCATGCGATCGCATCCTGGTGAGTCTCAATTCCGGGTATACCAGCTCGCCGCAATTCTCGGAGAAATCCTAACCCACAGTCCGCCAAAGAAAATTCTAAATAGTGCTCTTTTTTTTGAGTGTGGGGTACAGCCGAACGTTGTGCAAAAGAAAAACCCGTTGATTTTCCATGCGACCAAACGTTATCGTGAAGCTCACCTATAACATGGGTTAGATCTGTAAGTCCCTTGGGACAATCTCTCGGATCACGATCAGGGAATGTTAACTGCCTTACACAACTGTTAATACTACCAGTGGCAACGTCAACAGCTTCAACATTGGTTAATGCTGTAACCAAACTGTAATTTCTTCCAACATTTACACGTTCCTGTTGATACTGATCCTCTCCCCATAAAGCACCATGTAAATTGATAGCTCGCATATAGCCCGGGCATGACAAAACACAGTTATCTTCGGTAATTTTGTGATGATTCACGTAAGCTGCTAAGACAGTGATAAAACCAGGATGCCAATGATTGTTTGGCAATTGCAATTCATTAGTTTCCTTTTGATGAAACGCAGCGGTATGCACAATAGCGTCTTTTAATCCTAACCCCATGAACCGAACCTTTTTTATGCATTTTTCTTATCATATAACTTAGGACTGATCAGCGCAAAGCTCCCGACACTATTGAATCATACTAAATTAAGGCCTATACCACACAGCACAGCGCGCGCTCGTATCCCCGCCACGCCTGCCCGCTTTATGTAGTGGTTTTCATGCACCTGCATGATCTACGCAAAAGCCCGCCAGAACTGGCGGGCCTTAACACAAAAGATCCTCAAACGATCATGCGATCTCATGCAGCATAGACATGCGCGTTTATGCAGAATGTGCAAAATCGTAACATACTCAGTAAGCGTGAAACCTAGAACGTGACAGCCTTGTCAAAGCCAGAAATAATTGTATAAGAAATAGACGAGTTATCAGCCTTGTTCACTTTGAACTTGGCACCTTTGTAAGCGATAACATCACTTCCCTTAGAATCTACAGAAAAATCTGTTGTAAATGCTGCACGAGCCATATCGTTTGCAAATTCACGATAGGTGAACTTCATTACACCGCCTGCATTTCCATTATATTCGATAGTCTTAACCAATGAATTACTCACTCGACACAGCCCATCAGGAACACGTTTGATAGAAATTTCTGATGCAGTATAAGAAGTGCCATTTGGCGGTGATATCTCATTTTTTGCAGCATCGTAACTAACATAATCAACATAGTTACCGATTTGCCCATAGAGATTTTTTAACGCAACAGCTTGAGGGTTATGATAATTGCGGTAAATTCCATTCCCCTCACTGCAATATGTACCAGCAGCGATAGAAGACAATGCACCATTAGCCGCACCAAGTTCTAGTACGTCCGTTTTAAATCCAGTAGCAGATGTGATAATGGGATCGCCCATGTAGGCGGTAGCACTTTGCCCAATAGCTGGCTTCACCACTTCAATAGCAGTGATATTTCGGTTAGAAGCATGTGGCACGCAACCAGTTAGGATTACAGCAAGAGATATTGGTAACGCTACATTATTAATTTTCATTTTTAGCCTATTATTCTTTTCTTGACAAAAAACAAGGCGATATCTGATTGACATCGCCTCTCACTCATATGTAACCCTTTTTGATTAGTAAAAACAAGCGTCTATTGACAAAATCAATGCAGCCAGCTGTCGTCTTCCCACACCTTCTGCAAAATTTTCATCACTTGTTTTCTTTCTTCGTCCAATTGCAGTCCGGTCAGTTCCACACCGTTAGAGCTACCTTTACGGATACGGATTACCGTTTTGGGATACAGGGGGCGCAGATTGCGGTAAAGCTCGGATTCAAGGGCGTCCAGGGTAGACTGGCTAATCTTCTGCTCTTTATCGATCATTATTTCAATGCGCATAAAAGTCACCTCAGCTGATGACATCCATTGAGCGGTTGTATTCGTGGCTTCTGATTTTTGCCATGAGTTCATCTGTCAGTTCAGAAACCCACTGCAGAGCCAGCCCCTTCTCTTCATCACTACACTCACTAGCCGCTACAAGCTTAAGAAAAAAATCAATGCGCTGGAGCTTCAAAGACTCCAAAAAATAGTCCTGCATCTTTCCTCCTATGACACCAAAGCAATACTGTATACATAACCACTGTTTATATTTACAGTATATAATAATCTTACTGATGTAAAACGTTTTTTTACGCTCATCAGCCTGATATGCCTGGTATTATTAAGAGCACGAATTGTTAACCCGCGTAATTAATACAGGTTTCGCCACTTATCATCTTCCTGCAAACGCTGGTTCCGATAGAAGATACGCAGGCCTGCTCCTGACGGAATACTGCCGCCGCGAAGCAGTAAATCGACCTCTTTCTCGCTGCCATCAAATCCCCTGGACTTCAGTTCATACACGAGCTGCAGTCGCTGATGGTCTGTAATTCGCTGTTTGTAGTCTTTACGACGTTTCGGTTTAACCAGGCGTAACCTTGCTACCAGTTCCCGGCGCTCTTTTTTGCTCAGACTGTGCAGGTATTCGTGCAACTCTTTGTCATCCATGCGGGTGATATCCGTTCTGGTATCTCCATCAGCTGATTTGTTTTTCTCCTGTTGGTTCAAATTTTCAGCAAGGGGACAGTTATTGCCACGAGTCCAAGGGGCGCAAGCGCCCTGGTCGGCAGCCGCCTCCTGAACGTCAACGGCCTTACGAACCATTTTCCACTTCACCGCATGAGTGCAGATCTTGCCCTCTGCAATGGGTGACCAGATGCCATAAATACGAATACCGTGATCGCCATAAGCGGTTGGCTCTTCGTTGATTTCATAAGCGGTTCTGATGAGGTGATATTTACGGGGAACCAGTACGCCACCCTGCTTCATGATATAGGTGGCAAAACAACCAGCATCAGCAGCAGCCAGAATGGCATCAAGGCGCGGGTTATCCAGTACCGGCGCACCTGCTTTTTTGTCACCCTGTTGCCTTGCCGCCTGACCAGCCAGCAATCGCAGTTCACGGTAAGCCTGACGCCCCGGAATGCCAAAGAAGCGGAATTGCTGAACACGATGCAGAGACGCCCAGGCATTAACGTATTCAGCGTTATCACGCAGGGATTTACCCGTTTCCTTGCTGATCTCCCCAGCCAGACCACGCCCGTCAATGTTCTTACTGATGTATTTCGCGATATAGCTTGTTGGCGTACCTTTGCGCGGGTTTATCAGCTCAGACTTAAAGCGTGGTCCCGTGTTATTGCCCAGCTCCTCGCGGTCTTCACGGATGGCAAACTTACGCAGTAATGCAGTGATGGCGCGGCGGTCTTTTTTACGCATGAAACACATGAGATGCCAGTGCACAGTACCGTCATGATGCGGCTCAGCTACCCGCACGCCATACCAGCGCAACTCGGCTTTATGCATAGCCTTACGAAATGCAGCAAACATGCCGACCAGATAATCGCTACTTTGTCTTACCGTCGCGTTTGTCCAGGTCGGGTTTGGTCTGCCGTTATTGAGCGTGGAATGGAAACGCGACGGACAGGTGATAGTGTAGAAAACGGCACAGTCACTGCGCATTTCCGCGATAAGCTCCAGACCTTTAACACAGGCCATCATCTCATTGCGGCGATGCGCCGGGTTGCTGCTGCTGGCGTTTACCACATCTTCCATATCCAGCGTGTCGCCGTCTTCGTTCACCAGTTCATGAGAACGAAAAAACTCCAGCGACTTACGGCGCTGCTCACGTTTATGCATCACGGCTTCATAGCTGACATAGGGGGATGCTTTTTTGCTGACCAGGCAGACAGCACGCAACTGCTCTTCCCGCCATTCGCAACGCATCTTCCATAATTTCCGATACCACCAGTCGGCACACAACATACGCGCCAGCGAACCCGGGATGAGTTCATAGGGCACTGGTTTGCGGCGGTTTCTTTTCCGACGAAGTTTCTCAAACGCAGGCGGGATAACATCCAGACGCAGGGTTTCCGCTGCCACCTTTTCCCATGTCTTGCGGATTTCTTCTGGCTTAACGTCATCGGTGGCATACAAATCACCACAAGCGTCCTCAAGACACATGCTCATATGCGCTGCTACCAGGGTGGACAGGCGTTTCACCTGATCCTGGCTCATTTCAGGCAGGATCAGCAGACCCTCCAGCCCTTGATGGCTTGCCATAAAACGGAAAGAAACAGATAGCTGACTGTCACGTACACAATCCAGTCGCTCCAGACATGGCTTAATCGTCTCACGCAAATAGCGGGAATAAGCCTTTGGCCTGCCCAGGCTGCTGAAGTATTCAATACGTTGCATCAGCGGCTTGCTGATATGGGAAGGCTGGGCGTTTACGTCCGCCAGAATGACCATGTCCGGATTAAAACGCTGCTGCTCATGCGCCAGCTTTGCCCGGCTAATGAGCTTATCCTGCTCCATTTCGCGCTGGACAGGATCACGGGATTCATTAAAGAAATAACGCTCCCAGACCTGCTCACTCAGTGCCTCGCGGCGCAGTTGTTCCTGCTCGTTATCGGCAGCGTACAGAGTGATCAGGTTTGAAAGTGCAGACTCCGGCGCAACTTCCGCCGGGTCCAGATAAGGGTTAATGGCCTTTTTCGAGCCGTTCCATGAAAATGCTGCGGCGGCCTCGTTAAAGCCGCTGCAATTGTTCATATCGTCATGACTCATACACACACTCCGTACACGGCAGAACTATCCACGCCACGCGAAGGATCAAATCCCAACCAGCAGCTCGGCCCGGAAACAGCAATGATTTCTGTTGCAGATTTACCCTCGCCAGCTGACACGCCGATGCTGCGTTTTGCCTTGATATAGTGGTGAGTAAAATTGCGATACAGCGAACGAATCAGGGATGTGTCATTGTTAGAAACAATGACCGGATGTCCTTCTGATGACCGATGTTCAAGAATGGATGCCAGGTGATACTGGTCATCTTCAGTGAAACCATCAGTGTGATAGCCGGAAAACGTACCGTCATACGGCGGATCGCAATACACCACATCCCCCACCTGCAGCATCGCCAGCGTTTCATCAAAGCTCGCGCAGATAAACGTTGCCCGCTGGGCTTTCTCTGCAAATGCGCGAATTTCTTTTTCAGGGAAATACGGATTTTTATAATTACCGTAGGGAATGTTGAAATACCCGCTCTTGTTATAGCGACATAAACCACGGTAACCGTGACGATTGAGATACAGGAAATATATCGCCTTCATGAAATCAGTAATTTCAGTTGAGTAATTAAACTCCTGTCTTATGTTGTAATAAGCCAGCTCACTGTTTGCTTCCTCAAATAAAACTTTGGCACGAGATATAAACGCTTCGCAATCAGCGGCAATCTTTTTATAGAGGTTGATTAAATCAGGATTAATATCCGCAACCAGATAGCTGGGGTAATCCGTCGCCATCATCACAGCACAAGAACCCGCGAAAGGTTCAACCAGTCGCGGGCCAGCAGGAAGGTATTTTTTCAGTTCGGACATAATGGCGGTTTTATTACCCGCCCATTTCAGGATGGTGCTCATACAGCACCTCCGTTGTAATGTTTGCCTTTCAGCTCTGCGATTTCCTGGCAGGTAATGCAAAGCTGCACTCCAGGAATGGCACGGCGGCGTGCTGGCGGAATTGGCGCTTCACACTCAACGCAAAGCACGCGGGACACGCCCGGCGTTTTGGCACGGGCAGCACGGATATGGCGTTGGCGTTCTTCTTCAACGCGCTGCTGTACGAGATCCATTGCATCAGCCATCAGTGGATCTCCTGCGCTTCGTTCTGGATTGCTTCAGCAGTCACACGCAGCAGTTCTGCCGCTTCGACGTGGTTTAGCTGGCGGGAGGTGATATGACACGCCAGGCTATCGAGGCGAGCAGCCATTGCTTCAGCCCTTGCCCGGCGTTCTTCCAGACGAGCCTCTGTCAGTAAAAGATTAAGACCTGCATCATCCGGTCCGGTTTTGGTCGTGAGGGTTTCAATATTACGCATAAGCAATTCTCCTGAATTTAGATAAAGGGATGCCCGGCGGGTTTACGCCATTAATTTCATTAGTTGGTTAATTCGGCATGGTTAGCCGTCTGGGAAATAAGCTCACCACTGCACGAAAATGATTCATTGCTTTAATCAACTCCCGCTTTTCGTCAGTGGTCAGCTCATTAATGCTGATGCTATGACGTTCAGCTGGAATTTTTGCCATAAAGAATATGGCAGCCAGTGCCCGTTTATTTTGTTCATTATTGATATCCCGTGGATCACGCATATCTTTAATAAACCGCTCAAGCTCTGACTCAATATTCAAACCAAAAACTTTCGCCCTTAACTCCGCAATATGATTAAGTCCATTCAGGCGTTCACCGGGTCTTAATGGAACAGTCGCCGCAGCGCCTTCAATAGCCATTTGTTCCCCCGTTTTTTCGTAGATAGTTCTGCCAGCAATTCATCTTGTGAACGGCACGGATGCCAGCGTTTTCCATCCTCACCCATGATCCAGCCGTGACCGTAGTGCATTGCCGGGCTTTGCTTTACCAGCAGCGATGCAAATGATGGTTCTTTCGTCAGCATAAGCACCTCACAGCAAACCGAATGAAGCACCGAGGCCAGTCACGGTATCAACTGCACTCGCCATCGCAGGGTTAGCCTGTAAACGGGCCTGCAATGAAACAGCAGCCAACGCCATCAGTCGTGTTACAGAGTTAATGCTGCTGATAGCATCACGACGACCTGCACTGGTTTTTACATCGCCAGATACCGCACCTGCAGCAACACGCCCGATCTCTGCGGTTGCACTCATGACGTAATGTGGCAGTTTCTCTTTTGCCACCTCATTAATCGGTACGCATGGCAGGCAGTGAATCTGAGCCAGAAAACCATCTACCAGCGTTGAATCTTCAGTCAGATCGGTAAGCAGCCAGATTTCTGGTGCGGTTAATAAATGAGGTTGCGCTGGGTTCAACTTGTTCCGCAGAATCTGCACATTCATGCCAGCACGTTCTGCCAGTTGCACCAGGTTGTGGCGCAATGCGAATGCACGACAGGCTTCATCAAAATGTGGATGTTTGGAAACTTGGTAATCAAACATGGTCAATGCCTCTGATGTATTTCAGAATCGAACTAATTAAGGTTTAGATTGCATTCTGAAAGCGCATCAACGGTCATTGCTGCTATGTTGATCATCACTTTTTCGCGTTTTTTATCTTTGCGCAGACGGTGACGGATAAGGCGTCCATCAGCCAACATGTCATTGATGGTATCGATGGATAGCCCTGTCAGCTCGCTATAGCGTTCAATAGTCACATGGGGGGTGGTAAGAGTGATTGAAATGTTAGGTCTCATGATGCAACATTCCTCGTTTAATGATGATTAATCAGGACGAATACGGATCGTTTGTATTTTGTGAACACCATAAACATACGATCGCACAGTGAAATCGTAAAGATAAAAGTTCACTTGGAGTGACCATGAATTTGGAGAAAGGCGGACGAGGCGCTATAGAGCGCATGGTAGAAGCTTATGGATTCAAGACTCGACAGGCGTTGTGCGATCATTTAGGAATCTCTAAAAGTACACTCGCCACACGCTACATGCGTGACTCATTCCCAGCAGAATGGGTAATCCAGTGCGCCCTTGAAACAGGCACCTCGCTTAATTGGCTCACAACCGGGCATGGTTCAAAGCAAACTTCAGGTAATACAAATACTATGGAAGTTGCTAAATATGTATTATCTGATGGGGCCTTGTGTGAAGACGGTTTTTATATTTTCGATAGAGAATTTCTACCGTCGGCATTCAAGAATCTTTTTGTAATCACAGATAATAATTCTGAATTTATTTGTGATAAGGAATTTGATGATATACGTGATGGTAAATGGGTAATAAGTATTGATGGCGAAATAACGATCCGTGACATTACTCGTTTACCCGGTGGAAGAATCTTCGTCGAGGGTGGAAACAGAGCCTTCGAGTGCAAGATAGAAGATGTTGAAATAATTGGGAAAATTATAAGTTTAACAATTAAGTACGTTAGGTAATACCGGGAGGAAACTATGCTTGGTAAGGTATTTTTTGTGGTTTTATCATGCTCTTTGTTATTAAACCCACTAACTACCTATGCTAAAAATTATCCTTGTTCTGGGAAAAAGGGAGGTGTCTCTCACTGTACCTCCGATGGAAAGTTCGTTTGCAATGATGGAACTATTAGTAAATCAAAAAAAATCTGTACTAAAAACTCGCGATAAATTTTGCTTTTATACCTGCGCCTAATATAACAATGAGCCGCAGGCTAACCGCAAAAGTCACATACTCACATAGCAAAAAATAGCTAACTTCATTATGGCTTCAGTGAGATGTATGGTCGCAGGATTTCATACATTGACACTGGTTATACATACAGTAAAAATGCTCTCTACTGGAGGGCATTTTTTATGGCAGTACGAAAACTCACCACAGGAAAATGGCTTTGCGAATGTTACCCCGCCGGACGTAGTGGACGTCGTGTGCGTAAACAATTCGCCACCAAAGGCGAAGCTCTGGCTTTTGAGCGTCACACGATGGAAGAAACCGAAGCAAAGCCCTGGCTGGGCGAATCAGTGGATCGTCGGACATTGAAAGACGTGATTGAGCTATGGTTCAAACTACATGGTAAATCTCTGACAGCTGGGCAGCATGTCTATGACAAACTGCTGTTGATGGTTGACGCTCTGGGCAATCCCCTTGCAACTGATCTAACCTCTAAAATGTTTGCCCACTATCGAGATAAACGCCTGACAGGTGAGATCTACTTCAGCGAGAAATGGAAGAAAGGAGCAAGCCCGGTCACCATTAACCTGGAGCAAAGCTATCTAAGTAGTGTTTTTAGCGAACTATCCCGCCTGGGCGAATGGTCGTATCCGAACCCACTGGAGAACATGCGAAAATTCACCATCGCAGAAAAAGAGATGGCATGGCTTACCCATGAGCAGATTGTTGAACTGCTGGCTGATTGCAAACGTCAGGACCCAATTCTGGCACTGGTAGTCAAGATATGCCTAAGCACAGGCGCACGCTGGCGAGAAGCAATAAATCTTACCCGCTCGCAAGTGACCAAATACCGAATTACCTTTGTAAGAACGAAGGGGAAGAAAAACAGAAGCATCCCTATCAGTAAAGAGCTTTACGAAGAGATCATGGCGCTTGATGGGTTCAATTTCTTTACAGACTGCTATTTTCAATTTTTATCCGTGATGGAAAAAACGTCTATCGTGCTCCCTCGCGGTCAACTGACACACGTTCTGCGCCATACGTTTGCGGCGCACTTCATGATGTCGGGTGGAAATATCCTTGCTTTGCAAAAAATCCTCGGACATCACGATATAAAAATGACTATGCGCTATGCCCATTTAGCACCCGATCATCTTGAGACGGCTCTGAGATTCAACCCCCTCGCAACGCTAGAAGTGTGA